TGCCTCGTAATGGTCGTAAAAATGATTAGCATCTAAAACAAATCCTAATTCAGTAGCATAAGTACTTATTGTTTCAACTGATGGCCTAATAAATGTATTCTTATTGTTAGTATTATTGTTAGGTAAACTTTTTGTACCAGTTTCGGTAAACTTTTTTGACTCTATTTGTAAAGAATCTTTACCATCGGTAAACTTTTTATAATCGTTTAAATAATCTAAAAATACTGACGTTACTCGTAAGTGTTTAGTAGCTGGACTTTTATATACTAAATCTTTAACTATCAATGAATTAATGATGTTAATTACTGATTGCTTAGATAAGTCTAAATCCTTAGCCATTGTTTCTTTGCTCATGTAGCACCAATGAGACTCGTTATTCTGCATACGCATAATCGTATCTAATACGCAGTATTCATTGCACGATAGTTTAAATTCCTTCCGTACTGGATGAATTATTGTTGTGTAAAACTGTGACATAAGGTTATTTTTGTACCCTAAAAACTATTGTTCTGCCATTAAACTCAAACCTTCTTTTGTTTATTGGATTTAATGCGTCACGAATACTTTTAGTGTTAATGTTTGTTTTTCTATTGGCTGCTGCAATAGATATGAATGTAGTTTCTTGTTTGGTGTCCAGGTAAATCATTCTAATTTTAATTGAGTTTTCGAATCCTCTCGGCTCTAAATCTAATCCCATCAATAATTCGTTTTATTTCGTAAAAAAATTGTAGTGTAATGTATAACGTTACAGCTAACGGCACTGAAATTAATGTAAAAAATGTTAATTCGTAGATAAATATTAAGGTAGTTTTCATATTATTTTCCTTTAGGTGTAATAGGTACAATAGGTTTTTTGATGTCCTTGTTAAGCCATGTCAATAAAGTATCTGCTCTTTCAAACAGTTTACTATCAATACCAGAACTTAAAGCTACCCATAAAGCAAACTGCTCATTGTTCATTGTTGGTTGGTTCATATTATTTCTTTAATGATATTTTAAATGTTGTTGTCGAATACTTAGGAGCTGGATAAATCATCTCACCAGTTTCTGGGTCTACCAAAGGTTCTTTGATAGTCTTTAGCAATGATTCTCTTTCCTTTTGTTTGTACTTAATAGCTTCTAATTCCTGGTTCATCTTTAACCAAGAATAGTCACCATCGTAAGCATACTTTACGCCAGATTCAAACTTACTCACTTCGGCTCCTAAGACCTCTGCTTTGCCTTGTGGATGCGTGGTAAGTATATCTACCACATCTTCCTTTAAATCGGCTCTAATGCCATCTAAAAGCTGAATGATAGCCTCTGCTTTAACAAGCATCTCAAGTGGATTGTCTCCAGTCTCTCTAAAATGCTGTACAATAGTTTGTTTAAGCAATTCAACGCTAAACTTGGATGGTTCTATAGAACTAAGTTCTACTTTAGGTAATAATTCAAAACTCATAATATTTATTTTTTGGTTAAGTTTTCTTTTTTCATTGATAATAGTTTCTTCAACTGTTCGTTAGAATCAAAAACTTGCTTATACCCAAAGTATAAATCAGTTAATTGTTTCACTTTAGTACAATTTGCTATGTCAGCTTTAATAGCATCAATATCTATTTCTTCTTCTTCTACTATTTCTGCTACTACCTCTTGAACTGTTTGAGCAGGTTTTTTAGGTGCCTCATGTACAAAATCCATCTCTTCTGCTGGTGTAGCCTCGAATCCTGCAGCCTTCATTAACCAAGCAAGTAAGTTACGATACGCCTTACCTATTGCACGTGTCTGTGCCATTGATAGAATAGCGTACTCGTCAAATCTCTTTTTGCTTTGCTCAAAGTTGCTACATATTGCTACTCCAGTAGCTACTAACTGACCAGTATTAATGTTTCGTACTTCGCACTTAGCCATGTACTTTATTTCTACTTGACCAGGTTCTGTGCCTCTTCGAGTTAAGTCCGTAGTTTCTGTGATAATCGGCATTAACCCTAATGAAGCTCCAGCAAACATCCAGCCTTCAACATTTACATATTGTTTCCCTTGTATGTTAGAACTTAATTTCTTGTCAATAATAAGTTTGCTTAATTCATTTGATAAACTTAGCATCGAATCTTTATTAATTAAAGAATAGGATGGCTTTTCTAATTGGTTATTTTCTTGCATTGTGTTTGTTTTAAACGTATTTTAATGTTGTGTTATTATTATCATGACCATTTAACTTATTTCTAAGTGTTCCGTAATTAATTCTTTTGCATATTGCAGCATCTTTTGCGGAATCATAAACTATTCCAGTTGACATATCACATACTTGCTTAGAGTTAGCTTTTTTAGTTGCTTGTATTACATTTACATTTAAGCCAATATCGTAAGCGTGTTTAGTATTTTGAGATGGTGTAACCCATTCCAAATTCCTAAAATCATTATTTGTTTTATTTCCGTCAATATGGTTTACTTGTAAATTGCCTCTTCTTGGAGCAACAAAAAATTCTGCAACAAGACTATGCACAAAAAACATTTTTTTCTTTTTGTTTATTTGCAACCCAACTGTATAATAACCATTCTTTCTTCCATATTTTAAAAATATTCCATTTTTGCCAAATATTAAACCATTATATCCTACCCCATATCCTTGTAAGTCAGCTGGATATTTAGTTCTTTTTAAATAATTAGTTAATTCTGTGCTCATAGTTTAGTTTTTTGGTTGTGTTTAAATTATTTGGGAAATATTGTACATGATTGATTGGATTCTCATCCCAGTAACTAATTAATAGTTGCATCATGTTATAAGATGCCTGGTTGTAAGTAATCTCATGTATAATTTTTGCAGCGAATAGTTTTCGCTCTTGTTCTGATAGGTAGTGGAAGGTAGATAACATAATTGTTGGTTTATTTGTTTGCGTAAATGTTGTTAGGTAATTCTATCGAATCCATTATTGATTGATATTTCTCCATGTAGAACGGTATTACTTCAATGTCATTAAGAAAGGTGTTAAGTCCATGTAGTACGGTTGTTCTGTCTCTTTTAAAGTAAGGAGATATTTGTGATGCCTTTTGAAAATATGATGTGTGTAAAATGTAATAACACATATTTCTTGCTAACACTAATTCTCTATACCTAGATTTGTGTGACATCTTTTTAATGTCAACTTCGAACGCCTTAGATACAATTTCTATAATATTATTAAATATCTTAGTATCTATTTTTGTTAATCTGTTGGTAAGTAATGATTCTCTCGTTGGTCTAGTTCTCACTGTAGTCATTGATTTGGTTTTTAAGTGCCTCTAATTTCTTTGCGTAATAAGTTTTTACTATTTCTACTGTTTCGTAATCATGTTTATCTAATCTAATTTTAAGTAGATAAGGCGTAAGCCCAGTGATAGCACAGATTTTTTTTATGTCTCCATGACGAAGCATTGCTCTATAATCCGTTACTTGTATCATCTTGTAGTTGGTTGTTTTGATTAATTAATGTCTGTCCTGCTTCTGTTAATGTTCTACAGAATAATGTGAACGCCTTATCGCCATCTTGAAATGTAACGGTAGTCTCTTCTGTATTAGCAAGTACTAATCTAATAGCTGGTTCTTGGCCATCTATCTTTTCGTTGGTAGCTGCGAATACTTGTGGTTCATTGTCTCCGAATTTAAAGCACCACTCACAAGGAAATATTGGTGTTAATGTTTTTTCTGTTAGTTCTAATTCTTGGTTTTCCATATTAATTGTATTTATTTATTGATGCGTTTAATTTTTGATACTCTGTTTCTGCTTTCATCTTAAAGGTGTGAAAAAATGCCATTGTTTCGTCAACTGGTACGCCATCTGTTTGCTCATCATTAAATTCCTTCATTAGTCTTTTTACTAATTGTCTGTTTTCTTCATCAATGCAGAATAAAGCGAAAGACTCTTCGATTGTTTTAATTGCGTAGACCATTTCTTTTAATAGACTAAGAGCGTGTTTTTTTTGTTGCTCCGTCATTTGGTCTGGTTGTGGTTGAATTTTCATGTTATTTGGTTTTGTTAAATAATTTTAGGTGTCTGTCTATCCCCAGAACAGATGCGTCAAGTGAGGCGTAATATGAGCTTCTCCAGTAGTACCATTTACCATTAAGGATTTGATTATCCCATTTTATAATCATGCCTTTGTAAGTGTACTGTTTTGAGATTCTGCCGTTACTGTTTACGTAGGTATATTCTTCTTTTATACCTTTTTTCTTCTGTTCGAGGGTTAGTTTCATTTTTTTAATTTGATGGTGTAGTCACCGTAAACAAGACTTTCTCTGAGCTTTTTGGTAGTCCAAGTGCTAATTGTTGATAGACTGAATACGCCTTATCGTAATCTTTGGACATTGTGCGAGAAACTATGAGACCGTCTAATCTGGTGAAGTAAAATGTTTCGTTTAGTAAAAAATCGTGCTCTTCGATAAATGTGTAGGTTTTCATGTTATTGTGTTTTGGTGTTTAATTTAGATAATCTGGTAAAGTAGGTTTTTGTGTCTCCGATGACAGCTTTAGACATAGACCGCTCATATTCCAATGGGTGGATGCAGTTTTTTGTCTCATAATTGTAGTAGGCTTGTTGACCTTTGTAGATGAGTGTACCAGTGATAGCACATCTCATGGGATAAGTTAAGGTGATTAATTCAAACATGGTTTTTTGTTTTGGTTTGGTAAAATTAAAGGTTTTTTGTTATTATTTAATATTTTTTAGTTAATTTATTGTTAATCCGTAAAAGATTTTTGTTATAAAATTATCCGCACAGATTTTTGCCGCTGCTGGATTTTTGCGTACCTATACCCATGCAAGATTTTTGGCTATGCTAGATTTTTGGTATGCGTTTCCTCATGATGCCGTAGGTGTATTTATTACACATTAAGGTACTTTTATAACATTACACAAGTACAAAGTAGTCTCAATATGCTTTTATTGGCACTTTACAGCCTCATTTTGGGCTTATCTTTATTGTTTAAGGTATAGACCTCAAACGCATTTTGTATGTCTTATTTAGCCTTATTTCGCTAAATGTTCAATCCAGGCCCTGGACTTATAAAAACTATCCTGGTCCAGTTTCTTTTGCACCTGGTCCGCTATTTGTTTTATTTGTTCCTGGTAAAGGTTCCTATAAAACTCAATCAAATACTTATCACCCGGTAAATTGGTGACCTCCAGGCCTTTTATAATGGCCTTTAATTGGTAAATGTTCATGTTTATTTGTTTTGATTCTTTGCACCTGGTCCAGGTTCGAACTGGTTAACCCTAATTTGTCCAGGTAATAAAAAGGACCCTAAAATTAATTAGGGCCCTAAATTGGTAATAAATTAAATTTTACCAGTCTGTAGCTATTGGCATAATTCCAGCAATGGCCTTTGAATCATTGGTTTTAATCATTATAATTTTATTTGTACCTCTAAATTCTAGTTTATAACATGTAGAACCTAGGCAGTCGCATACGTCCTTAAGTAAATTAGGATTTAATCCTATAAAAGAAATTTCAATTGGTTCACTTGTTGGTATCACCTGGTCAATATTGGGATATTTTCCGCCTCCTTTTATAGTTAATTCATCTGCATTGATTAATTTAATAATCCCAATTAGATTATATTTTTTATCAAACGCTTCCAACTGGTTATTAATTTTTGAAAAGCTGCAGCCCTTATCGAATCCCTGCTTTTTCCAGTCGGTACCTAAAATATAAAATTCGTCCGTCTGTTCTATTCGGCTATTTTCACCGAAAACCTCATTTAGTGGAAATTTAACCAGGACGTGGCTATTTGTTGTTAATACATGTCCGTCTTTTACTTGTATGTACTGTTGGGCAATTCTGAAGGCATCTTTTCCAGTTGTTAAATGTAATTTTTTCATGTTGTTTTGTGTTTTTGGTTTATTTAATAGATAAATTGATAATGTGTTCGTATTTGTTATATAGTTCTTTTTCTGCCTCCTCCTGGTTTAATGCCTCAATTGATTCTGTAATTTTGTAAACCTTACCAATTGAACCAACTAACCGACCAGTAAAAGATGCTTTAAACTTATTTTTGCCTTCTTTTTCTAATAAGTTTAAAATATCTTCTTTTAATTGGTGTTCGCTATTCTTTTGGAATACTATACCACCTCCGTAATGTTTAGCGGTGTATCTTTTGCCTCCTATTGTTCGGGCTTTATTTACTGCTATTTCATACTCGTAATGTGTAGGGAAATTAAAAGGGCTACAAATGTTTGATAATTTTTTAGCCTCTTCTTTGTCCTGGTCATTTACTAAGTTAAGAAAATGCAATACAAAACGGCTATTGCCATTTGAATCACAATTAACCCTTAATAGGCTAATGTCTTTTTGTGTTGTTGTGTTTGTCATTGTGTTAGGTTTTATTTGTTTTTGTTCTCTATTGTCTCAAGTAATGTTTTAATAAATGCCCATACTAATACGCTGGTAATGCTTACTAGGATAGCCTCGGCAATTGTTATATACTGGTTCATGTTATTTAGTTTTTAGGGTTAATGACTCGTTAATAAGGTTTACCACTAAGTAAACAAAAGAAACTAAAAACGCTGTAAACAAAAGACATTGAGCGATTGCGATAATGTTTGTTAATGTGTTCATGATAATAAATTAAAAGGTTTATTTGTCATTATTGACAGAGTAAAGATATACACAAATATTAAATAAACAAAAAATATTGTAAATTATTTTAAAATAGTTTTCGGTCTATATTTAGACCAATGGTATACTTTCTTTACTATCCTTTAATTGGTCGTATACATTATATAATGTATTATATATTATATACTATATTATATAATATATACTATATTATTTAATTAATACTATATTCTATAATAAATAATATATACTATATTATATTAGGGATGCTTTACCAACGATATTGAATTTGTGTTAGTTATCTTTTATAGTGGGGTGGGTTATGTTATGCGATTGAGACAGTAACAAATTGTATATAAAATAAAGTACTTAAACAGTACCAATAACTAACCTATTTAACATAATACTAATTATAAGACAATTCCGTACTTGATTAACAGACGATTAAATATTATATATTTATACCATATACCCCCTACCCACTTTATTCGTACAACGAAAGTTTTCGTACCCTTGTGCCCTTCATATTTTTGATATAAAACATTGTTTTCACAAATTTTAATATTTGGCATATATGTTGTAGCTTTGACTGCTCCGCTATGGTCTCAGTATCATAGCTCAATGGAATCTCGTTAGCTCAATTGGTCAAGAGCCCATCATAGTAGATGGAGTGTGTAGGTTCGAGTCCTTCACGAGATGCAAAGGTTTGACCATTTAAAGCTATTGGATAGAATCGATAGTGTCCTTGAAGATGGTATCACAGTTAGGTGGCAGAATGGAAATTGCTATTAAGTGAAGGTTCTGGACTTCGCAATAAAATTTAGTATATGCAGGTTCGAATCCTGCCCTAACTGCAAATTGATGTTATGAGAGATACAATTGGTAAGAGGATATATAGGTGCAAGTGTGGTGCTTGTCTGGAGGAGTATGTCTGGAGCAGTGAGATAAGGGAGAAGGAGTTTGAGTGTAGGAAGTGTGGCAAGTCACTTGGGTTTAATAACATCAAGGTAGAGAAGGTAGTGAGTATTGTATCTATTAGAACGCCAACCAAAAACCGATAATATGAAGAAAGTATTGCAATCAATCCTTATTGGATTTTCGACAGTATTTGTAGGACTTGTTTTAGCAACCTATATTTTTTTAGTTGCTTCTAATGCAGATAAATGGTATGGTGTACTTGGGTTATTTGTATTTGCTGTTTCTTTAGCATCATTTTTACATTACCAATTTACTAATATCAAATAATATGAACGCAGAGTTTAAGGACATAACGAAAGAAGCATTTATCATTGCTTATAGGGAGAATTTTGGAAATATTACCATTGCTTGTCAAGCGTGTGGTATTAGCAGAACAATGTACCAAGGATGGATGAAAAATGATATGGAGTTTAAAAAGACCTTGGCTGAAATAGAACCAGAGGAGATTATGCTTGATTGGGGTGAGCACAAGTTAATGGAAAGGGTTACAAAGGGAGATACCTTAGCTACCATGTTTTTACTCAAGACTAAGGGCAAGAGAAGAGGTTACATTGAAAAAACTGAGGTGGCCCATGAAGGCGATGTGGTGAAACAAATTACGGTCAACGTAGTGAAGCCGTCAGAATTGCCTAACTTGCAGAAGCAACTTGATGGAGATGAGAATATAATTAATTTCGATACTCAGAAAGATAACAGCTTTACTGTTCCAGCCACATTGGCTAGTGAGATACCAGAGATTCCGTTATATGACCATGATAAAGGCGAGTTGCTTGATATGAATGACCAGGATGAGTACGAAGAGTAGTTATCGCTCAAATAAAGTTGCTTTATAGTGCAACTTGAGCCGTAAATGAACGATAAACGGCTCATTACTGATTGATAAAGTTTTCTATTGGTAAACTTGTAACCAAAATGGGAACTATATTTCTATTTTGCATGAATTTTACAGAATATTCATGCAATAGTTTATAAATTAGAAATATATGTCCAGTTTTTGATACTAAAAACATGACATTACCGAAATAGTGGGATGATTTTTACAAAATTTGTGACATAGTTAGGGGGAATTCGGTAGTAATACTACTCTATTATCAAAAAATGTAAACTGTTCAAGTTTTGATAGTGTTCACGTGCAGTGAACAAAGCTATAAAATGAACTGTCCGCTTTTTTAGGATAGTTGAAATTATAAAATCTTGTTGTACCAAAATTATAGTCTTGTACGTATAATAGCCGTACACTTGTTATACTTTTATGTGTTAAAGTAACATAAGTACACTTATTCGTACGATAAAGTGCCATAAAACGCACAAATGCACATCATATTGTGCAATTAATGACACATTATGCCATCATTAGTGTCAAATAATGCACTTTATGGTGCATATATCCTACGTTGTTATAAAACCAAAAAGTACTAACTTCGTTTTACCAATCCAGATTTTTTAATTTTTTCCCATGTCCTATGAACGTAACTACCAACATCGTTTTCGAGATACTACAAAACAGCCAAAAGAAAATATCGGTTATGCAAGGCGGAACAAGGTCTGGCAAAACATACAATGTCTTGACCTGGTTTATAGTCAAACTGTTGCAAGAAAAGGGAAAAACGCTGACTATCTGCCGTTCCTCGCTGCCGTCTATCAAAGGCTCCGTAATGAGAGACTTTGTAGAGATACTGTCGAAATATGGTTTATACTCAGAGGAAAAACACAACAAGTCAGAAAATCTTTACTTCTTAGGGGGAAACGTAGTAGAGTTCGTATCTACCGACCAACCTCAAAAGATAAGAGGTCGAAAAAGGAATTACTTATTTATAAACGAAGCTAACGAAGTTAACTACGAATCTTGGATGCAGTTAGCATTAAGAACCACAGAAAAGATAGTTATTGACTATAATCCATCAGATTACTACTCTTGGATATATGATAAGGTGGTTACAAGGGAAGATGCTGATTTTACCATCACAACCTATAAAGACAATCCATTCCTTGAGAAATCATTGGTGGAAGAGATTGAAAGATTGAAGGATGCCGACCATGAATATTGGAGAGTTTACGGTTTAGGTGAAAGAGCAATATCAGAAGCAACTATTTATACCCATTGGAAACGCAGACGAAACTTCCCAGAAGGAGGGGAAATATTTTATGGACTGGATTTTGGCTACAACAATCAAACCGCACTGGTACGTATCAAACACTTCGACAATGAGATTTTCGTGGAACAACTTATCTACGAAACTAAAATGTCCACTTCGTTACTTATCGATAGGTTAAAGGCATTTGGCTTTGACAAGCGAACTGAGATATTCGCAGATGCCGCTGAGCCCAAGACTATCGCTGAGGTTAATAAGGCAGGGTTGAGCCTTAAACTGGCCATTAAAGATGTTTTTGCTGGTATCAACAAGGTAAAGTCGTTCCCATTGATAATTAAAAGCGATTCCTTAGATTTGTTAGATGAAGTAAAGAACTATAAGTGGAAAACAGATAACGATGGCAACACCTTAGATGAACCAGTTAAGTTTAGAGACCATTTGATGGATGCCATGAGGTATGCCATATATACTAAATTTGCCAAACCGAAAAGAGGTTGGGTGGTATAGGTTAAAAATTTGTTACTTTTGTAAAAATATCATATAGCGTGAAATTAACTGACATATTCGGTAGTCTTAATCCTTTTCAACAAAAGGCAAAAGCTCCCAATGGGATGATACAAGTCACAAGTCCATTTTCGGATTTTGCTGGACTACTTGCTGGAAGGACTTTGTACCCAGAACTAAATCAAAGAAAATTTGTAAACGATTACGATAACAATAGCGAGGTGTATGCTATTATCAAACGTATATCTAAAACTGTATCAAGTGTTCCATTTTACGTTTACAAGGTAAAAGATAAGAAAGCACTTACACGTTATGCAGCACTCACTAAAAACTCAACAACTACTCAAGACTTAGCTAAGGCTGAGTTAATTAGAGTTAAAGCTGTTGATGAGATTGCTGACTCCCCATTAAACAGTCTATTAGAAAAACCTAACGAATATCAATCACTTTCTGAATTCATTGAAAGCGTTATTGGTTATAAACTTATTTGCGGCAATTCTTTTGTTTGGGCTAACCGATTAGAAAACGGTAAGGTTCAAGAATTAGTCGTACTCCCTCCGCAATACGTTGCCATCATTTCTGATGGAACAATCAATGGGGTTGAAGGTTATTCTTTTACACTTGTCGGATGGGATTTCTTAGATGCGAAAGACGTAATCCATCTAAAATACTTCAACCCTTACTTTGACACTAATGGTTCACAACTATACGGACTTTCTCCTTTACAAGCAGCTTACAGAACTGTACAACGTAGCAATGACGCAAAAGATACATCTGTTGGTATGTTGCAGAACCAAGGACCTAAAGGCATATTGTATGCTGATGAGTCTAATAACTTTGGGCAAGAAGAAGCAGGAAAATTAAAAGAAGATTTCTACAATCAGTACGGAACTAAGACGCAAGGTCAAATCGTTCAGAACGCTGGTAAGATTTTAATTGCTGGTGCTAAGTTGGGTTGGGTTAACATGGGATTATCTCCTATTGATTTGCAATTACTAGAATCGGAAAAAGTTACGTTAAGAGAACTTTGTAATGTGTACGGTGTAAACTCTGCACTATTTAACGACCCAGATAATAAGACTTATAATAACATGAAGGAAGCTAAAAAGGAAATGCTTACGCAAGTAGTACTTCCAGAATTAGTTGCACTTCGTGATGCTTTCAATAGATTTTTTGCAGTAGAAATTGGACAAGGATTTTATATTGATTTTGATATTACTGTATTTCCAGAGTTACAAGAGGATATGAAAGAACTTTCTGCTATCTTATCTCAATCATGGTGGATTAGTCCTAATGAGAAAAGAGCAGCAATGCGTTATGATACTTCTAATGACCCAGTAATGGATGAAATATTTATACCAGCAGGTTACTTACCTATTGATGAGTTAACCATGCTACAAGACCCAAGGAACGCACAGCAACAAGGTGATTACAATGTACCCCCAGTTAAAAATTTAAAAGATGGAATTTAAGTCATTCGATGAAGCCTTCAAAGTAGTTGAAGATAATTTATCAGAGAAAAGAGTAAATAAGACTAACGCAAAAGGTATTGCTCATGCAAATAGTTTAATTGCTAGTGGTGATGTAACAGAACCAGATAGCTGGGAAAGACCATCTGTAGAAATGGAGAATACTTACTTAGAAGCTAACGGATGGGATAAGTTAGCACAATGGTACTTAGGAGTTGATACTTCTATGGATAAAGAAACAAAAGGACATTACGGATATATTTATACTTCTGATTTTAAGACTGTAGATAGACAAGGCTTACGTGCTATCAGACAAAGGTCTGCACAAAATGGATTAACTTCCGTTTTTGCAGCAGCAGGAAAAATGATAGAAGCTATAGATGGTAAAAAATAATGGCAAAAATAATTTATCCTTCTCAGCAGTTTGCTTTGCAACAAAAAATTGCAAGGAAATCAATTAGGGAGTATCAGCCAAAAATAAAATTGGCATTACAATCTGATTTTGACAGAGCAGCTAAGTTGGTTAAAGACTACGGAGTTCAGCAGACTATTAACAATCGAAATGCGTTATTTGACGGAAAAGAGATTAATAATATTTTACGAACTTTGTACGAAAGTACTGGTGGCTATACAGCCATGACGTACGAAAAGATATTTGATAAGTATAAAAAAGAAGATTCAGTAGATTTGGACCCAGATAATATCTTGGATGAATGGTTAGCTTTTATGTTGTCTTATTGGACAACTTATAGTGGAACTAAGATATATGGGATTGAAAATACAACCAAGAACGAGATAACAAATATTCTGAATAGTGCCACTAGATATGGACAACAGAACAACTTGAGTCTTAACGAGGTTAATTCACTTGCGATTAAAAACCTAAAAGAAGGTAAGATTAACAACGCAAGGAGTCTACTGATAGCTAGAACGGAATCACATCAAGCACTAAGTGCTGGTATGATGGGAGCAGTTAAATTTGTTAACATACCTTTGCTAAAACAATGGATGGCAGCAGATTATCCTGCTAAGAATAATAGGTACAGAGATTGGCATCGAACATTGGATAGACAAACCAATCCAGATGCAGGAGGAGTAAGAATACCTATTAATCAAGCGTTTCTGGTAAATACCCCAGAAAGAGGAGTAATCGAAATGCAATATGCACATGATGCGAATGGAGGAGCAATGAATAATTGCAATTGCCGATGCTGCACAGTGTTTGTTGCTTAAACAAATAAATATGAGTAATTTTTATAACAAAAAGGCAGTTAGTGGAGTACCAGTCGATATGGCTGATGATTCAAGAACCATTACGGTTTACTATTCTGCGTTTGGTAATGTAGATAGCGATGGCGATGCAATCATGCCAGGTGCTTTTACAAAGTCTATTAAAGAGAATGGTCCACAAGGCAAGAATAGAATCTGGCACTTGTTTAACCACTCTACAGACAAACCAGTATCTAAGCCAAAGGAATTAATGGAAGATGCGTTTGGTTTAAAGGCAATCGTTAAAATGCCTAATACAACTTTAGGTAAAGATACTTACGAGCTGTATAAAGAAGGTCATATCACAGAACATAGCATTGGATTTCAGACTATTAAGTCTCAAGCTAAATCTGGGTATAACGAGATTCAAGAAATTAAATTGTTTGAAGGTTCTTCAGTTTTATGGGGAGCCAATTCTAATACGCCAACAGTAATGGTTAAATCTGAAATCAAATCAACTCTAATTGATGAGATAGCTAAGACTATCAAATCTTTAAGAAATGGTTTCTATACAGACGAAACATTCGGTTTGTTAGAATTAAAACTTAAACAATTGCAACAATATCTAGCTGAGATGGAAGATGAAGATTCAGTCGCTTCAGAAGAACAACCGCCTATAGATGCACCAACTGACTTGCAACCAGAAGGGGAATCAGAAGATGAGGCATTGGAAGATGAAGATGACCCGATGATTTCTGTTGAACTAGAGATAAACAAATATTTACAATCATTTAAAATTTTCAACTAATGGTAGAAGAAATTAAAAGTGCGTTCGAAGGCATTAAAACAGAAGTATCTGGAGCAATCGAAAGTGCAAAAGCTGAAAGTGCAGTAGCAGTAGAAGGCTTAAAAACTGAATTAGAAGAATTAAAATCTCAAATCTCTGTAGTTAAAGATGCTGCAGACAAATTAGAGGCAAAAAGCAATCGTAAAACAATGAACGAAAATCAATTTAAAGGTTTCAATGCCACTTTAGGTGAGCAAATTGAAAAAAATGCGGACAACATCGCAAAATTAGGTCGTGGTGAAATGAAGAATACTTCTTTCATTATGGACACTAAAGCAGTAGGAAACATGACTGAAGCAGTAAACTTAACTGGAGATATTCCACGTGCTTACGCTAATCAAGTTTATGGTTTACCTTCTCGTAAAATCCACGTTAGAAGTTTGTTACCAGTAGGTACAATCTCTCAAGGATTATTTACTTTCCCTCAAGAAACTGGTGGTGAAGGTGCTCCTGCTAACCAAACTCAAGGTAGTGCAAAAGCTCAAGTTGATTTCGATATCAGCATGGTTAATGCTCCTGCTCAAGTTATCGCTGGTTACGTTAAAATCTCTCGTCAAATGTTAGATGACGTTCCTGCAATGACTTCTTTCTTACAATCTCGTTTGTTAGAAAAATATCTTGTAGCTGAAGATGCTCAATTATTATTCGGTTCTGGTTCTGGTGTTAACTTGACTGGTTTGACTATCAATGCTGCTGCTTTCAGTGGTGCTGCTACTGTTGACGTTGAGCAATTAGTACAAGCTATTGCACAAGTTGAATCTAGCAACTATTCTGCAACTGGTATCTTGATTAACCCTACAGATTGGGCTAACATCGTAAACACTAAGAACACTAACTCTGCGTACTCTTTACCAGGTTCTACAGTGGTTACAACTGATGGTCAATTATCTATCGCTGGTATTCCTATCTTCAAGTCTACAGCAATCACTGCTGATAAGTTCTTAGTAGGAGACTGGTCTATGGGTGCTCAAATCATGCAACGTAATGGTATCTCTGTTCAATTCTTTGACCAAGATGGTAACAACGCTGTTGAGAACATGATTACAGTTCGTGTTGAGGCAAGAATCGCTTTCCCTATCTACTACGCTAGTGCGTTTGTATATGGTGATTTCGGTAACGTAGCTTAATTGATAATATAGTTATCATACATAAGGGGTGGGTCTAAACGCCCATCCCTTTTTTTAAATTTATTATATGCAGATTATAAGGGATGTCACAACCACAGTGGAACCAGTTTCAGAACCAATAACATTGGCTGAGGCTAAAAACTATCTAAAGGTTGATTTTGATGATGATAATGACTTGATAACTTCTTTGATAGCTTCTGCAAGAGTTAGATTAGAAAAATACGCAGGTGTTGCGATGTCAGCTCGTACCTTGCAAGTTGTTGCTTACGTAGATGAGTTCATAGAACTTCCGTATGCACCTCTAAATACGATTTCAAAAGTTGAATACTGGGATAACAATAGCTGGGTAGAGATTACCGTAGGACAATACTATGTCTTAGGTACAACATATAAAAAACTTTATATGACAGCTTTTGGTCGCATGGAATTCAGATTTACATATACTTGTGGTTATGCCACTACTCCTTCAGTAATGAAAACAGCATTGTATAAAATACTTGCTGATTTGTACGATTACAGAGAATCTTCTGTTGAAGATAGCAAACCAAATGCAAACGTAGCGTCTGCATACGAATTAATGAAGCCTTATAAAAGAGTAAGCATAATATTATAATGATAAGTAACCTCAAAAATAGAATTACTTTCCAGTCTAAGATATCAACTTCTGATGGTGCTGGTGGTGAAGTCTTAACTGACGTAGACTACTATACTTGTTGGGCTGAGATATTTAGAGAATCACAAAATAAAACTAATATTGCTGGTAAGGATTCATTATCAGATAGTATAGTTTTTAGAATAAGAGATGCTCAAAGTATTACTATTTCTAATGACCTTACTGTTTACTATAATGGGAATATTTATCTTATTAGTAGTATTATAGATGAGTTTGATGGGCATAACTATTTAAGAATCACTTGTTCTACTTTAAAGAGGGTTAATACTTGGGATAGTATTACTGCTTTCTGGGAGAATATTAGTACAACTTGGGAAAATACTTAATGTCATTCACCATAAATAAGACAAGCACTGTAACAAGCCTATCAAAAAGGCTGAAAGAGGCTCCTCATGTTATTACTCAGCAAATACAGAAGATTATTAATGAATCTGTAATAGCTATAGAAAATAGTGCAAGAGCAAGAGCACCTTTAGGTAAAACTGGTAAGTTAAAGGCTTCTATTTATAGTATTCCTTACAATATGAACGCAGGAGCAAAGGTTGGTTCAAGTGTCTTTTACTCTCCTTTTGTTGAGTTTGGTACTGGTACATCTTATCAGATTCCAGTGTACGCAAACCTAAGTATGAACAAACTTGAGGGGTATGCACAGACTTTTAAGCGAAATAACGGAAATGTAGTAAATTTGCCACATAGACCATTCTTATTCAACTCGGCTTCAGAAGAACTATATAAAATGGTTACTAAAATTAAAAAAATTAAAATATAATGGCTACTCTTCAAGGTAAAGCGGTAAAAAATACATATAGACAAGTATTACAGATTGGTGCTAATAATGTTGGCGTAAGTGCTACTTTACAGCGAGTTCAAGATGGAGCTGGTGTAAATACTGCAATATCTGTTTCAACTATTGCAGCTACAATTCATGGAGATTTAACTATCACTGGTGATTTAATCATTACTGGTGGTGGTATTCAAATACAAGATTTAATTGATGATACTGTTGCCACTTTGATTCAGAATGGTACTGGTATTACTTGGGCTTATAATGACGGTGCAAGAACTTTAACTCCGACTATCACTATTGCAACTGCAGATGGTGGTGTTCAAGGTGATTTCTTACAACTTAATGTAAATGCTAATGAAGCAAGTGCTGTTGGTAAGTTAAAGTGGAATACTGCAGACGGAACAATGGATATTGGATTGATGGGCGGTAATGTAGTGTTACAAGTGGGTCAAGAGCAGGTTGCAAGGGTATTGAATAACTCTGGAAGTATTTTAACAGAAGCTGGTTATCAAGCGGTTAAAATCGCATCTGCACAAGGACAAAGATTAGCTGTTAATTTAGCTCAAGCTAATAACGAGGCTAACTCTAAAGATACTTTAGGTTTAGTAACTGAAAATATAGCTAACAACCAAGAAGGTTTCGTAACTACTTCTGGTTTAGTTAGGCAAATTGATACTACTGGAGATATACAATCTGAGGTATGGGTTGATGGTGATACACTTTATTTATCTCCTTCTGTTCCAGGTGGAGTTACTAAGGTTAAGCCACTTGCTCCTAATCAAACAGTTATTGTTGGTTTTGTAGTTTATGCTCATAAGAACCAAGGTAAGATTTTCGTAAAGGTGGATAACGGTTATGAAATTTCAGAATTACATGATGTTAGAATTACAAGTGTTGCTAATAACAATGTTTTAAAATATAACTCTTCTTTAGCTGTTTGGGAAAATGTTGTTCCAACAACAACATGGATTACTGAAGGAACTAATTTATACTATACTCAAGGTAGATTTGATTCAGCTTTCGCTGCTAAGAGCACAACGAACTTGGCAGAAGGAACGAATCTTTATTTTACAACTGCAAGAGGTGATGCAAACTTTGCAACTAACTTTGCAACTAAAACAACTACCAACTTACCAGAAGGTACAAATTTGTATTTTACTAATCAAAGATTTGATACAAGATTTAGTACAAAAACAACAACTGATTTAGCAGAGGGTACAAACCTTTACTATACTCAAGCAAGATTTAATACTGCTTTTGATGCTAAGACTACTACAGACTTAGATGAAGGCACTAATTTATATTATACTGATGCACGTGCAAGAGCAGCTATCAGCGAAAACGCTGTTGGATTAGACTATTCTTCTGGAAGTGGGGTTCTTAGCTTAACTGCTGGTTATGCTATACCTACAACTGTTAAATTAGGCCAATACGATACAGCTTACAATCGCTCTATCGTATCTGCTGCAGTAACTGGCACAAGCACTAAAACATTAACCTTAACTGAACAAGATGCTAATACAATAACAGCTACTTGGACTGACCAAGGTATAACTACTATCAATGGAACCGCAAATCAGATTGCCGCTAATACTGTTGGTAATACTACAACCATCGGATTTACTAATGACGTTACAATGCCAAACAACTTAGTTGTTAGTGGTAATTTAACTATCAATGGTACTGCAACTTATGTAAACACTCAATCAATATCGGCTAAAGACCCATTGTTTGAGGTTGCAAATGATAACAATACTACAGATGCTGTAGACATTGGATATTATGGAAGATATTATGATTCAGCTCAAACTCGTGTTGAGTTTACTGGTTTATTTAGAGATGCTTCTGATGCTGGTAAGTTTAAATTCTTTACTGGCTTAGTAGATGAACCTACTAACGTAGTTAATACTAGCGGAACTGGATATACTGTTGGAACATTAGTTGCCAACTTTGAAGGTAACTTATCTGGTACAGCAAATGCTGCCAATGTATTATCTACTGCAAGAAGTATATCTGCCACTGGCGATGCTGCATGGACTGTGAACTTTGATGGTAGTGCAAACGCTACTGCTGCTTTAACATTGGCTAATACTGGTGTTACTGCAACAACTTACGGTACAACAACTGCAGTACCTACAATAGCTATAGATGGCAAGGGTAGAATCACAAGTGCATCAAACACAAATATTGCTTTCCCAGTTACAACTGTAAACGGAGCTTCTGGAACTGTTGTTTTAACAACTTCTAATATAGCAGAAGGTTCTAATCAATACTTTACTTCAGCAAGAGCACAAGCATCTATTACTGGTGGTGCATCAAGCGTAGTAACTGCTGACTTAACTGCTTCAAGAGCATTAGTTTCTGATGGTAGTGGTAAGATTGCAGCAAGTGCATCTACAACTGCTACTGAAATAGGATATGTTGCTGGTGTTACAAGTGCTATACAAACTCAATTAAATACTAAGGCATTAGATTCTAATACGGTTCACATTTCTGGAACTGAAACAATTACTGGTGCTAAGACGTTTAGTGCTGCTACTAATTTCTCAAGTAGTGTAACGGCATTACAAGGTATATTTAAAACTACTGGAGTTCCTGCATTACAATTAATTAGAGATTTAGATGTAACAATAGTAGGTGAAGCAGGACAAGGTCTTGAAATTGGTGCAAGAAGTGGTTCAACATTTGTTGCAGCTGGTGCTATTTATGGTGTTTTACAAAATCCTGCTACGAATGGTTCTTTAGTATTTAATACTTTAAGGGCAGGTACATTAACAAATGCTTTAATATTGGCCTCTACTGGTATACCTACATTTACTGTAACTGGTAATGATACAAGATTAGCTAATTTTTCAACTTCTACTTATGGTTCTGCAAGAGGTTTAAGAATTAATACTTATACCTCATCAAATGGAGGACAAGATTGTGCAGTTGAATTTGATTCAGGTGTTGCAACTTATGGAGGATTTAAATTTTCTAATAGCGGAACGCCAATGCTTACAATAGCAGCTACAGGTGCTGCTACATTTTCAAGCAATATAAATGTTAATACTTATTTATCTTTAGGTTCAGGTTCTGGTAAATTCTTAGCAGTTGGTAATACAGTAACAAGTGGGTCATCTGCTGATATGCTTTTATATAATACTGGTGGCGATTTAATCTTTTGGACTACTGGAGCTGTTGGAATGACACTAAAGGCTTCAAGTGGCAATCTTATAATAAGTGGCGAAGGTTCTGGAGGTGCTGGTGCATTGACAGTTAGAAGAGATGCTGGTATTCCAGCAAGTATAGCGAATGAAGCAGCTTCTGGTACATTAATTAGATTCTCTGGTAATGGTTCTGGTGTTCTTGGTTCAATTACTCATAATGGTAGCATAACTGCATACAATGTAACTTCAGATTACAGATTAAAAGATGATTTTAAAGATTATAATGGATTAGCTTTAATATCTGAGATTAAAACTTATGACTATGAGTGGAAGTCTAACAAATCAAGAATGTATGGTGTAATTGCTCACGAGCTACAAGAAGTATTACCATACTCGGTTACTGGAGAAAAAGATGCAGAAGATATGCAAAGTGTAGATTACTCTAAGATAGTACCAATACTTGTAAAAGCTATTCAAGAATTGATTGCAAAAGTTAACGCTTTGGAAGCTAAATAATTTTACCTAAATTTGTAAAAATAACCAAATATGAAACCACAAGGACAAATTACACTTACAGATGAGCAATTAAAGGAAATAGACGCTATTATAGGAGAGATACCAGCAAAGTATGCTATGCCATTGATTGGCTTCTTACAAGCTAACTATAAGGCTCAAAATGGCCAACAAACGGAAGTTAAAGAACAAGAGGTAGAAGGATAATGAAAGACTGCGGATATGCTATACGAAAGGCTTATTTCGACAAGATAAACGTTGCTGAGTACGAGTTATCGGTATATGATACCATAGCTCCAGATTACTCAGAGCCTCCATTCTTGTTAATAAGTTCTCAGACATCAGTAGAGAATAGTGATAAAACAAGCTATAACTTTGATGTAAGCATACAGTTTGACATTGTTTATAGAACATTTAAGTCTGGAGAAGTAGGACAAAAGTCGGTAGACACATGGGCTAATGACTTATTGGAAATCATAGGAACAGCTCCTGCAGATTATCCAAATGCTTCTCCAGATTTCAAGATAGTTACAAGGAATATGGTATCAAACCAAGCTACTTTTGACTATGTAGAAGAAACGTATATTTTTAGAAGAGTTATAGTGGTAGACCACTTTGTAACTCAAACAATATAATTAATTAGGATTTTAAACATATAAAAAAACATAATATGGCAACCACAGGAATTTTTAATGGCACTTTACTTGTAGTAAAGATAGGTGGTGTAGCAGTAGCTCACTCTACATCTTGTTCACTTAGCGTAAGCACAGACTTACCAGACGCATCTACAAAAGATAGCGGTGGATGGGCAGCACAAATTCAAGGACAACGTTCTTGGTCAGTAACTACAGATGGTTTAGCAGTAATCGAGTCTGCAGCAGCTGGAGTAAACGTAGAGGACTTATTCTCTTCTGTTAGCTCAAGAACTGATGTTACTTTGACTTTCTCTACTTTCGTTAGTGGTGACAAGATTTGGACTGGAACTGCAGCGGTTGAGTCTTTAGACTTTACTGGTGACATGGAATCTCCAGCTACATTCTCTGCGTCATTTACTGGTACTGGAGCATTAGTGATGACTACCAACGCATAAACTAAAAACCAAAATATATGAGAGGACAATTTAACCTATCACTTTCTGATGGTAAGGTAATACCGTTACGTTTCTGTACATGGTCTCTAAAGAGATTCTGTAAGTTACAAGGTATAGGACCAACAGAAATAGGAATAGCTTTAAGTGGCAAAGACGCATTAGACGCAATAGTTAACTTAGTTAGAAGTGCTGCAGAGTACGCCTTCGTAAAAGAAGGAAAGACTGCTAACTTTACAGAGGTTGATGTTTGTGACTGGGTTGATGACATGGGCGGTATCGCAGGAGCACAATTCCAAGAGATAATGGCTGCATTATCAGAAAGTATGACTAGCGGATTGGAACAACCAAGTTCTACGTCAACAGAAGATGGTGAAGAAAAAAAAAATTAGAATGGATTGACATAGAAAGATATACAATGGGGGAGTGTCAAATACTTCCCCATTTGTTTTGGGAGATGACCATGGCTGATTTAGACTTTGTTTGGTATGGTTATAGGCACAAAGAAGAGCAAGAGTGGGTAAGGTCAAGATGGCAAACTACTATGCTAATTAATATCCAACTACCAAAAGGTAAGAAGGTTAAGCCAACTGAGCTAATTGAGTTAGATTGTGATAAGAGGAATAAGAAGAAGAATGTAAGAATAATGAGTGACGAAGAGTTACAACAAGTTCTAAAGAAATACGAAAATATTAAACCAGTATAATAATGGCGAATAATGAAGGTGTAGATATTATAATTAAGGCCACCGACCAGTACACAGCTACGATTAATAAGATAGCTGCTTCTAATAAGTTATTTGGTCAAACTGTTGAAAATACACAGAAACAAATTTCTGCATTAGAAAAGTATATGGTTACATTGGTAGCTAATGGACTTGACCCTGCAGATAAAAAAATAGTACAGCTTAAAGGTGATTATGATAAATTAAATCAATCTCTTAATAGTGGTACTGGTTCGTTAAAAGAAGCTAATAAAAAGTGGATGTCACTTTCTTTAGTTGTACAAGATTTACCTTATGGATTTAGAGGTATTCAGAATAACTTACCTGCATTATTTGGTTCAATGGCAACTGGTGCTGGTGCTGGTTATTTTGCATTTTCTGCTTTAACTGCTGCTTTAACATTCTTTGACCAAAGTTTAGAGAAAACAAATACAACTGTCAAAAACTTATTTGACACATTTAATACTCTAAAAACAGAAACCTTAGCCTTAGGTGGTATATTTTCTTCTGTTAGAAAAGGAACATTATCTGCTGCAGATGCCACTAAAATATTCAATGAAAAATTGGGTGATTTATATGGTACTGCTAAAAGCGTATATGAGGCTGAACAGCTTTATATTAAAAAAACAGAAGGGTATATTAAAGCTCAATACTTTAGAGCAAAGGCTGATATAGAGTATGAAAAAGCTAAAGAAGCATTAGCTAAAAAAGATGCTGCTTATGCTGATAATCAAGTAGGTATATTAGGTCAGTTAGCTACTGCTACTGCTGCCTTTTTTAAAGGTGGAGCAATGCAAGGTATTGCTGGTTTTTATAAAACTGCTAGTATTTATGCAAAAGACTTTACTGCACAGCAAACAGAATTAGCTGGTTATGAAACAGATTATCAAGAGGCACAGTTTCAAAAAAGACTTGCAATTGGACAAAAATATATGTCAGAGGCATATAAGATTGAACAACAATATGGTATCAAGTCTACTACAATAATAGATAAGAATGATAAGGCTGCAATAGCTGCTTTAGGTAAAAAAATAGAACTAGAGCAAAAGGTTAATGAGCAAGTAATACAGAATTTAATTGATGCAAAAAGGCAGGAAGTTCAATTATACCAAGAGGATGCCTTTAAAAAGTACGAGGCTTCTAAGGAACTTGCTGGATTAGAAAGAACTTTAGCATTAGAAAAGATTAAGAATGGTGAATACACTACTAAGCAACAACTAGCTTTACAAGAAGGTGCGTATGTTGAATATGCAAATAAACTTCTTTTATTAGACCAGGCTACTCAAGAACAAGTACTTGCTGTTGATGCAAAGGTTAGAAAAGAGAAAAAGAGAAGAGATGAAGAGGATTTTAAAAATCAAGAGCAATTTGGTAAGTATCAAATAGATATATTAAAGTCTGAACTTGGTGTTAAGCTAAAGCTAAATAAAGATAATTTAATTGGCCAACAAAATGCTGTTACAGAGTCTATGGCGAAGGTTGGTGCTTTAATGGTAGCTTCATTTGGTACTGGTCAATTCGGTCCTTTATTGCAATATTACGATGAACTAAATGCCAAGTTAGAGGGTATGGACCAAAATGCACTTAGAGGTGCAGAGGCAATGAAGAAGGTAAATAGCGTTTTAAGTAGTATGGCTACAGATACGTTTATAATGTTTGCAGATAATTTAGGTAAGGCATTAGGAGGTGAAAACGTAGATTTATTTGGAGGGTTTATTGAGATGATGGGTTCTGGATTACAAGAGATTGGTAAAGCATTGATTGCTTATGGTCTTGCTATGGATGCGTTTAAAAAGGCATTTACTAATCCATTTGCTGCTGTTGCTGCTGGTATAGCATTGGTTGCTGCAGGAGCTTACCTTAAAACAAGTATATCTAAAACAAGCGGTGAAACTGCCGTACCTACATTTGCTAGTGGTGGTATAGTTTCTGGGCCAACTATGGGTCTTATGGGTGAATATCCAGGAGCTAAATCTAATCCAGAGGTAATTGCTCCATTAGATAAGTTAAAAGATTTAATTGGTGGAGGTGGAGGTGGAACGTTTGTATTAAGAGGACAAGACTTACTTTTGTCAGTAAATAGAGCACAAAAAGCATCAACACTTAAAGGACAAAACATCAATTTAGTATAATGGCATACGGATTAAGATATAATCTACAACAATCATTAAGAGATAGTAGTACACTATTTGTAAATATCTATCAAGATTCATATACTGGGTCTGTATATAATTACAATGCTACATCTATAACAATAGAACCTAACACTATTAGTGATGAACCAGAGGCTGGTATTATATCTTCTCAGTTAAATGTATCTTTTTTAATATCAACTCAAGATGATTTTACTAACTTCCCAGACTTACTTAACTTTAATGATAGGCAATGGTATGTTGAATTAACTCGTATTCCAAATGGTGGTTCAGAAGAGGTTTTATGGAGAGGTTATATGTTTAATGATTATGTAAATATTCCATTTAGTACTGGTAATTTAGAGGTAAATATAACTTGCATAGATGCTTTATCATTTATGAAAAACTTTATTTATCCTTATCCAGATAATATAAATACAACAAGTAAATTATTAACAGTTTTACTTACTGGGTTGAACTGGTTAGGATTCCCAACATTAGGTAATTTGTATTCTTGTTGTTCTTATTATGGAAGTTTAATGGATGACAGAGCAGATAATACAGTATATGAGCCATTTAATCAGACTTATATTTATAAAAGAGACCTTATTAATAAAAATCTATATGATTTAATTGAGCAAATAATGAAGTCCTTTAATTGTAGATTATTTCAGTTTAAAGGTGACTGGTGGATAATGTCAGCTAATGAAATGGCTGCTACAAATGTTTATTTTACAAAATATAATGCGTTAAGTAATGCTGCTGTAGATTCTGGTATATTATCTAATCTTATAGCAGTTGGTCCATATACGCCTAATGGGCTACACTTTATAAATAATACTCAAAATAAAATAACTAGAAAAGGTTATCCTATTATAAAGGTTTCTACTAAAGTAGAAGCTGACGAAAACTATACACACAATTCTAATTTTAAACAAGGAACAACAGTTCCAACTGGATGGGAAATTACATTAGGAACTGGAGCTACTTTTCAATGGTTAAGATTCCCAAATGAAGAGTTTGATGTTATTAAATTACAAGGTGCTAGTGGATTCGCTGAGTTACTTGCTGGTAATATTGGTTCTACAGATACATACATTCCATTTGTTTATGCACCTGGATTTAAATTCTCGTTTGATGCAATTGTATCTACTGCAGCATTTCACGAATTAAGGATTTATGTATCAGTAGATAACTTTGTAAATTCTAGGTTTTGGTTACAACCAGATGGAACATGGTCATTTACAAGAACTAGTATTTTAGTAGGTTATACTAATAAGGACCAATCATTTCAATCATTTTCAAGAGATATTGCTCTTGGAACATTTGTTATATCTGGAACTAGTTATAATGTTTATGGTAAAGTTTCTATTGAATTTCAAGCATATAGTTCTACAACAGCTTATATTAGAAATCCAAAAATAGTTCAAACAATAAATCCTGCAGTAGCTCAATCTTTATTAGTTACAAGAACTGCAAGTACTGCTGGTTCGCTAACAAAAGAATTAACATCATACATTGGATTATATAAGTCAGATATTCCTAATATGTATGGAGCATTATTCTATTCAAATAGCGACCCAATAACTGCATGGTATAGATTTGGTCATGCTGGTACATTTGCTACTCTCCCTGCTTTAATAGCAAGAGAATATTCTAATTTACTTAGTAGGAACTACGCTACATTAGAAGGTGATTTAGGAGCAACTATTAATGCTTTTGGTCCTATATATTTAGCACATTCTTTTTTAGTAGCAGATTCACCAACGAACGCCTTATCGTATAATGGTAAAAAGTTCTTGTTGAATAGAGTTTCACCAAACTTTTATATTAACCAAGGTAATAGTATTCAATTATTAGAAATAACAGATACAGACAATTCATCTACAGAACGAGCTGAGTGGATTGTAAGTTAATAAACATATAGAAATGGCAATTTTAGGAACAGATGTGATTTTATATTACTACGATGGTGCAACTAACATACCATTTTCTTCAGCTACGAATTGTAATTTTCAAAGTAGCATGGAGTTGATGCCAGTATCTTCTATCTATAACGCATGGGCAGTTGATTATAAACCAGATTTAACATCATGGACAGTAGATTGTGATGGATTATTGGCAGTTGACAACTTTGATTTTAGAGATTTTATCAATATTCAATATAATAGAACACAAATAACAATAAAGTTTACAGTGAATACGTCACCTGCATATACTATTACTGGATTAGTTAACTTACAATCACTAACTTATAGTGGAGATGTAAATGGGGTAGCAACTTATTCTGCATCGTTTCAAGGGTGTAAAAGATATACAATAGCTTAAAAATTTTAATATGGCAATTTCTGGAAGTAGTTTAGCATTATATTATAGAGCAGGACCTAGTAATTATGTTCCTTTTGCTGCTGCAACAAGCTGCTCTTTTACATCTACAACAGCACAAATAGATGTAACTAATTATGATTCAGATTGGTTTAGGGATTATAAAAGTGATGTAATGGATTGGAGTGTAACGACCGATGGTTTAATAACAATAGGTTCTTTAGATTATAAAGACTTATTAGACTTGCAACTTAATAGAAGTAGAATTGTAGTAATGTTTTCTACCCTAGAGTATTTTCAAATGTTTTATGGTAGAGCATACGTAACTAATATAACAATAGGTGCACCAGTAGAAGGTGTAGCCACTTATTCTGCTACTGTTACTGGAGCTGGACCATATAGTTTTACTGACCCAACAACTTGTTTAAGGTTTCTTGTTACATTAACTACTGCTGGAACAGTAGAGTGGGTTGATTGTGATACTGGTGAGTTAAAATCAATAGGAACTTTTGGTCCAATGACATTCTACCAATGTGCTCAAAGGTCAGGAGGATTAAACCAAATATTTATAACAAGTGGAACTGGAACTATAACATCATCTGGTTTATGCACACAATAAAAACTATGAGACATACTAAAGATTACTTATTAATCATTCTTTCTGCATTTTTTGCTATTTGGGTATATATGAAGTTTAATAAAACAGATAAACCAGTAGATTTTAGTGATACAAGTAAATACACAAAAGTTAAAGAGGTCAGAGATACCTTGTACAAGAATACGTACAGAAATAGGTACATAAAAGGGGATTCTATTCCCTTTGTTATTATAGCTACTGATACGACCACAATTCATGATACTGTACGTATAATATCCGATTATATACGTACTTATGCGTATTCAGATACGATTAAGCAAGATTCCAATATCTTTGTAATAGATGACACGATAAGCCAAAATCGTATCATGTCAAGAGGATTTAAGTCCAAGATTACCGAAAAAACCATCTATGTAAAAGAGTATTATGCTCAAAAAGCCAAACTTGGTCTTTATTACGGCATAAGAGGCGATTTTAGCCAAGAAAACGGATTAGAAGTACTAAGTCCTGGATTGATGCTAAATGCCAAAAATAAGGCTCTAATAGGTCTTAATATTAATATTAATAAAAATTATAATATTAGCTACTCTGGTAGCATATATTTTAAAATAGGAAAAAAGTAATATGGCAGCAAAAAAAGAAGGTATTTTGGGAGCAAACCCATTACCTATATCATTCAAAGATTTCGCTAAAAACCCTATTGTGGGAACATTGTTCGTTGTGCTTATAGGTATATCCTATTTGTATATAGACATTAAAAGCACATTTGTAGGTCAAATACAAAGCCAGGAATACAGAATATCCAACCTTGAGCATAAGGATTCCTTAAAAACACAAGCCCTAATGGAGTGTAAAACTGCTTTAAGTGCGACTAGCACAAAGCTAGAAACACTAGAAGATTTAGGAGCTATTAAAAAATCTGTAAAATAATAGCCATGAAATTATTATTCTTTTCATTATTGTCAATCTTCACATTAGTAGGATATGTTAAAGTAGAAGGAGTTGAAGAACCTAAATTAACTAAAGATGACAGAGAGTTTAAACAGTTAATGAGCGACTTTAATAAGACATTAGAACATAATAAAAAGGTTCAAATAAAAGCAGATAAAACTAAAGATAAGCTAATAGTAATTACTACTAACAAGATAAATGAATTATCTAACGAGAACAAATCACTTAAAAATGAGATAAGTTCAATGAAAATAAAAATAGATACTATTTATATTCACGATACTATTCAAGTAAAAGAAAAGAAGAACTTTTGGGGTAAGACCAAAATAGATACAACAGCAAATTAATATGAAGCAATTTTTTACAGAAGATAATGGAAGGTTATCAATGAAGCGTTTATGTGGCTTGTTATGCGTAGTATCTTTATGCGTTACTATGTACCACAATTCATTTAGTGAGTTAAGTAAGGCTCCTGCTGAATCTTTGGTTTATGCAGTATCTGCATTAGCCTTTGGTTGCCTAGGATTAACTACCGTAGAAAAGGTATTTAAAAAAGATTAGTAATTTTATAAAGTATGAAAGTATCAGAACACTTTGCATTAGCAGAATTTACACGTAGCGAATCAGCTAAAAGACATGGAGTATCTAACGAACCTACTCCAGAACATTTAGAAAACCTTAAAGTTCTTTGTGAGAAAGTATTAGAACCAATAAGAGTTAAGTTTGGCCCTATCAATATTTCATCTGGATATAGGTCTAAGGCCTTGAACCACTACATAGGTGGAAGTTTAAATTCACAACATTGTGAGGCTAAAGCGGCAGATATAGATATGGATGGCATGGGTAGTGTATCAAATACAGAAATATTTAACTATATAAAAGATAGTTTAGATTTTGACCAGATGATATGGGAGTTTGGTGACAACAATAAACCAGACTGGGTTCACGTTTCTTATAATGGAGCTAAGAATAGAAAACAGATACTAAGAGCACTTAAGGTTAACGGCAAGACTGTCTACGCACCTTACAAATAAAACTAACCAAAACCAAACATAATGAGCAAAAAAAATGTCTTAATCATCGGAGACACTCATGAGCCATTCTGCCATCCACTTTACAAAAATTTCTGCTACGAGGTAGCCAACAAGTTTCAATGTACCGAAATAGTACATATTGGAGATGAGGTTGATAACCATGCTATTAGCTATCACGAATCTAAACCAGATGGCCATAGTGCTGGTAGAGAAGCTGATTTAGCTCAAGCAGCTATGTACAAGTGGTATAAGACATTCCCCAATGTTAAAGTCTGTATAGGTAACCACTCAGCCTTACATAAAAGAAAGGCTCAAACAAGCGGATTACCAGACCGATTCATCAAATCGTATGAACAAGCATGGGATGCACCAAAAGGCTGGAAATGGGCCTTAGAATGGGAAATAGATAGTGTTTTATACACTCATGGCACTGGCAGTTCTGGACAGTCTGGTGCAATCAATAGAGCAAGAGATGCTCGTCAATCAACAGTAATAGGTCATGTTCACTCCTTTGGAGGGGTTTTGTATTCTTCTAGTGACAAAGACATGATATTTGGCATGAATGTAGGCTGTGGTATCGATATTGATGCCTACGCAATGGAGTATTCAAGACCTTTCCCCAAAAGACCAACATTAGGCTGTGGAGTTGTTTTGGATAACGGAAGAGTTGCTATATTTGTTCCTATGCCATTGGGAAGTAAGATTATTAGGTTACCCAAGAAGTAACATTTAACAAGGGCGGTTTTAACATTTAACAATTAAGTGTGTATTACATTGATAGTCAATGCGATATGCACTTTTTATTTCTAAAATAATTAAATAGTAAATTTGTATGAGTACGGCAGAACAAAAGGAATTGATAGCAAAGTTGATGAAAGAAAGAGATGTGTTAGAAGCTAAGGTTAATGAACTCGCTAAGCAGATTAGGTATTTAGTTTTAAAAACATGATTTATGTTAATGCACATTATACAACTTACGGAGGATGAAGATGACAGCTATGATTTTCAAGATAGTATTGAAGAGTCAGATGCTTACATTAATATCCATCAAGTAGCAAGTATAACTGCAGATGAAGAATATCCAGATAGATGCTTTGTATATATGGCTAATGAGGATTACTTCTACATAAACGAATCAATGGATAGTTTTATTGCTAGGTATCAAGCAATTCTTTATGGTACAGTTTTAACAAAATTTTATGATAGTTCTAATAAACAGAACTAGAAGATGCTCTCTCATAGGTGTTTTGGTTTGGTTTTGGTAAGGACCTCCAGGTAAAATCTGGGGGTTTTTTTATATACAAAAAGACCCCACTAAGAATAGCAGGGTCTTACCTTATTTATTTATCTACAAAACACAACATTACTTTTTCTTATACTCAGTTACTGCAAAGGTAACTACTGCAGCAATACAAAGTACATATAATCCTCTAAATGTTATATGCCATAACATTGGGTTCCACTCAGCTACTAAAAATGAGAATGGTACGTATAACATAACCATTAGTGCTAAGAAACCAATCATTGCTTCAAGTATATTTTTCATATTAGAATGGTAGTTTTTCTTTGTTAGCTTCTGGTTTCCATGGGTCAATTTCTACATAGAAATCTGATTCACCAGGATTGTGTGATTTTTTCATCTTAACTAATATGTTTGCCCATCCTTTGTTTTCGGCAGCAAAGTCATTTAGTTTTTGTAGGTCTTGTGGGCCTAATGAGATTTTTCTTAAACTACCGAAAGCTGTTGTAAGCGTAAAGCATCTCCCTAGGTAGAGTTCTTTTGATTTAGACATTTTATTTGGTTTTATTGTTATAAACTATTTTTTCTTTTTTCTATGATTTGCTTGAGTTTCTGTACGTACAAACTTGCATCCATCAGTTCATCTTGCAAGTGATTAAGCCATTGTAACTCAGTTAAATCTTCTCTGTCAAGTGTCGTGTTATACTTTTGTAATCCAGTATGAGCCCTATCCTTGTACTTGTTAACTACATCGTTAACGACACTATCAAAGTGTTCGTTACTCTGCATCTTTTTTATATTTTTTTACTTGTGCTTTAAGTGCTTCTCTCCACTTTAAGTCTACAGAACCATCATCCAAGATGTCTTGAATAAGCTGTATTGTCTCGTTAGATACAAACTCTTTAGCCTTTTTAGTAGCCTTAGGAGCTTTCTCTGCTTTGTTTTCTAATTCTAATTCTTCCATAATTTTAATTTTTATCTGCCCTGGCCTCTATATTGTTTAGGCTTTGAGCTGTGTTTGTTATAAGATTTTTTAGCACTACCTCTTTTGCGGCTGCCGAAGTTCACCTTCTGCGAACTCCCAGTCTTTACTTTCGCCATCTTGATTAAATATTTTTACTATAATTTGTTCGTCTCTTAATTGTTGGCATAACATTGCTGTACCTCCGCACATAGCTAGATTGATTAAGAAAGACATCTGTTCTGGTGATGCCTTATCACCGATAGCCTTAATCTCACAAGCCATAAAATGACCATACTTCTTACTGTAACCAATGATGTCTGGTACGCCTTTCTTACCTATAAATGCTCTACCTTTTACAGCTAGATTATTATTACGCCATACCTCATTTCCTTTCTCACGTAAATAATCTAACATCATTTTTGTTAAGTCAGAAGCCGTTTTGTATGTTGCCATAAATCAAAATTACAATATATTTATTATATATTAAGCCCATCTAATCATTTCTTCTACTGGAACCTGCACATATTTAACGTTATTTTCAACCTTTGTATTGTTTACTCTAAAGTATCTACGAGCCTTTTTTCGTAGCATTTCAGCCCTCATAAAATAGATTCTGTCTCTAAGGTCAAAGTTGATAGCAAAGAACTCAATTCTTTTATCTGCTATGCCAGATGGTTCATTATCACGTTCATACTCTAACCACATAAAGCCATCTAATAGTGCTGTTGGCATCTGAATTACTAGCGTTTTGGTATTCTTAGCAAATAGTTTAATAGCTTGATAAGTACCATCTTGGTTACGAGCTTGTTCTATCTCAAACTTACGTCTATTTCTATCTCCTCTTTTATACACAACTATTTGTTTGGGTTATATAATCCATCATCTTCATCTGCTTTCATTATGTCTATAATGTGCTGCTTTTGTTTTGGTTTTTCATCAAAATAATAAAGGTCTAAGTCATTTTGGCAATCATAGAGGTAGTTAGCGTGTAGTTCATCTGCTATATATAAACCAACATCTTCTACTGCTTTACATATTTCACAAGGGCAAGTTGATGCGGTTCTATAAACCTTTTTGCCTATCCTTTCTTTATACCATTCTAAATCATGCTTGTCCATAGGTTATTTGTTTTGGTTATAGGTTTGGTTGTAGTAATCTTCTCCATCTAATTGTTCTTCATCTTCTCTAAAATAACGTGCGTGATAAACACCATTTTCAAATGTTTCTATAATCTGCTCTTTTTCAAGTTCTTTGGCTTGTTTAAATAGTTCTTGAGTATGATTTGCTCTAAACTCATAAGGCATTTGCTCAATTAGCCAATCAAGTGCTGTTTTCATAATTTATAATTTATAGTCTACAAATGTCATTGTCTCTGGTAAAAATCTCAATGGTATATTTTTGGTTGTGCCATGTCTATTCTTCTCTACCTTACAGATAACCAAGTCATTAGTAGCATATTCAGTTCCACCAATTTCTATTGGGTTAGTCATCTCATAATAATTAGGCCTCATTAGCATAATAACCGCATCAGCATCTTGCTCAATAGAACCAGATTCTCTAAGGTCAGAAAGCTGAGGCATCTTATCGGCTCGTTCTTCTACTCTACGAGATAATTGAGATAGGGCGATAATCGGTACTTGCAACTCTTTGGCTAAAGATTTAAGGCTTCTGCTTATTAAACTTACTTCCTGCTCTCGGTTTTGGTTTGATTTGCCTTGTCCACTCATAAGCTGTAGATAGTCAATAAAGATTACTTTAATGCCATACTTCTGCTTCATAATGGTTGCCTTTGCTCTAAGTTGTGAAATACTTATACCGCCCATATCTTCTATATGTAGAGGGGAAAGTAATATCTTATCATCAGTTTTTAGTAGTATCTTTCTTTCTGCCTCATTCATATTATTCATTCTAAGGCGTTTTAACGGTATCATACTCGTTATTGACTCTAACCTTTCAACTAACTGCTCGGAGCTCATTTCGAGGCTAAAAATGGCCGTAGGAACCTTATTTACGATTGTTAGATGGTAGATAGTAGAAAGCATAAAAGCTGTCTTACCCATCCCTGGTCTTGCAGCTATGACTACAAAGTCTGGTCTGCACCATCCTGCTAATGTATTATTTATCTCCTCAAAACCAGTGTTATAACCTAATAAATCTCCATTTTGTGCCTTATCACGTGAGTAGTTTAACGACATAATCACGTCATCAATGGTTTTTTCATGGATATTACCATACTCTTGTAAAGCTATAAGTTTACTATTTACGGTAGAAAGTAAATCTATAGATTGACTATCGTTATCTAAACACTCATATTCGGTCTGTTTGAATAATAAGAAGGCCTCACGTTTCTTGTACAGTTCTATTACCATCTCAATATGGCTGTTAATATGACCAGCACCAGTAATATTATCAGTTAATTTTGATAGATAAAAAGCTCCACCAAGTTCCTTAAACGCCTCATCACCAGTTAATTTTTGTGCAACTGTGTTTAAATCAACCGATATGTTATCATCGTACATCTTTTTAACTGCAGCAAAGATTTTTTGATGTCCTAAATCGTAGAATATCTCTGTTTTTAGGTGGCCAACAACTAATGGTAATGTTCTTTTATCCAATAAAATAGCACCAAGTATGCTCTTTTCTAACTCTTTGCTGTTTGGTAGGTTTATTACTTCCATTATAATTTTTCTATTTCTTGTTTTACTTCATCCCAATATTCTAATTCCATTTCGTGCATATTCCTTCTTAATGTTACTATATGCTTTAAATCTAATATCTCATCTACTGTTATTAATGCACATTGTTTGGCTTTAGCTTCATAATCACATTCTCTGCAACTAAATGCCATAGCTTCTACTAATTCCTTTGCTTTTTCTTTTGGTGTCATTTTAAACTAATTTTAGTTGTTTGTGATGAAATGGTAGTAAAAGTACTACTGTTCCTCTTCCAAGTTCTTACTGCAGCCTTCCAATCCTTCATAGGATTTTTACCAATCATCCATCCCCTTGCTTCGTAATGGTCGTAAAAATGATTAGCATCTAAAACAAATCCTAATTCAGTAGCGTAAGTACTTATTGTTTCAACTGATGGCCTAATAAATGTATTCTTATTGTTAGTATTATTGTTAGGTAAACTTTTTGTACCAGTTTCGGTAAACTTTTTTGACTCTATTTGTAAAGAATCTTTACCATCGGTAAACTTTTTATAGTCGTTTAAATAATTTAAAAATACTGACGTTACTCGTAAGTGTTTAGTAGCTGGACTTTTATAGACTAACTCTTTAACTATCAATGAATTAATAATGTTAATTACTGA